CACAAGGGGGGCCTCGCGTCAACGCACAGAGAGGATAACCATGCCCTTCGTAGTCGATACTAGGAAGAGTGGCTCGTATGTTTCAACGGCCACGAACTCCTTTGCCTCATCAGGCAGTGTCGACTCCGCAACTCAGTTTGAAAGTACCTTCGGGTACCGATCTGGGTTGGACACCGATAGTAAGAAACCGGACGAACGAGACATCTACGCTCCCCCAAAGGGGGCGTCGCTGCCAGAGAAACTTCTATATCGCAAGAGCTTTATAGAACGTTCCGTGACGAAGTTATCTCTCGATCGCGGTTCCTCTGCTCCTACCCACTTTCTGCTCGCAGATATGGGGAACGAGTTCGGCAATGTGAAGTTGAGAGTCACTGCGGCCTCGAACGAGTTCGAGTATCGCAATGGCTCTACCAGGATCCAAATGACCAACGGCGTGCCGCAGGTTATTAGATTTCTGGATTCCTCAGGAAACATGGTCGGCATCTCGCCGCTTCATGATTTCGGAGGCTTCTTTGCAGGAAACAACGTCCCAGGGTTCTCGGGAACTGGCACTACCGGGCTGGACAGCTCGGCACGCAATGGTATCTGCTCAAACGCTATCGCAGCGATGAGCCCGATCCAAAGCAAGGCCAGTGTACTAACCACTCTTCTTGAGTTGGTTAGTGGGGATGTTCCAGGTCTGTTAAAGGACCTTCGGAAGCATGTGGACACCATCACATCTCTAAGGGCAGCTGCCCCAAAAGGTGTGATTCAAGCTGGTTCCGCCGTCGGCGGAGCATATCTTGAAAACGTGTTCGCATGGACTCCTATCCTCAAGGATATTACAGCTGCAGTCGAGGTCTTGACCACGATTGATCAGCTGCTGTTTCCTGAGGATAACACCCGTAGAACCTTCGACCGTGTTATACATGAGCGGTGGGGGTCTCTGACCGCCACTGCCGCGCTAGGTAATAGAGGCGTGCTCTCCCCTTCCGGGGGTCCGCATGCCTACCTGACGCGCAATTCGGATGCTCTGGG